CGAGGTGGAGCGGCTGAAAACGCTGCTGCCGCCATTCACCCCCTGCCCTGTCTGTGGGGTGGTCTCCTGGTACCCACCGAAGGAGATGGACCCAGCGGTGGACAGGAGCAAGTGCCTGGCATGTGGGGAACCGAAGGAGGTAGATCCATGAAAGCCCAAGACCCAGCAGCGATGGAGGTCCGTAAGGCTCATGTCAAGGAGACCAGGCGTTTACTCCTTCGTGACGACGCCTACATCCCATGGCTGGAAGCGGAGCTATTCGACGCCTGCAACGAACTGGACAAACAGACCGCCAGGACCGCCGAGTTGGGATCCAACATCCGTGAAATGGCTAAGGCGGTACATGCCCAGGCCAACGCTATTGATGGAGCCATGCCATCCCATGCTACAGGGATGCGCTCGGCTGCTCGGGCATTCCTGGCACTGGTGGATGAGGTGGATCTATGAGCAATGAACGGGAGCTATTGGCGATCCGTGACGAGGTGCTGAACTATACCCCAGAGCAAATCAAGGTGCTCATCTGTGATGACGGTTTTGACACGCTTGTGTGGCTCGTGGACGACAACGCTGATGTCTATTTTAGCCTGTCGCTATTCGGGGTGAAGAGGTTCCCCAGGCCATATCCAGAGATAAAGCTATTGGTCCGGGCAGCTATCGACGTGCTGAACGCTCAGAGGTTGACCAAGTGAGGATCTGGACCGCCCAATTCGGCTACGACGGCCAGGACCGCGTGGACATCACCAGGGGGTCCGCTGCGGGCGTCAGGGCCTTCGCGCCCAGTTGGAAGCTCGTCAGCGGGGTCAAGGACGGCTCGCTGTCCTGGGGGCGATACACGGAGCTATACCTGGAGGAGATGAGGGTGTCCTGGATTGACCAGCGCAAGTGGTGGGCACGGCTGCTCCGGATGCCCTCGGTGACGCTGGTCTGTTATTGCAAGTTCACCCCCGAGCACCAGTGCCACCGCTTTCTGCTCGCGGACATCCTCGTCCAGATCCAGCAGCGGTACGGGGTGCCCGTCGAGCGTATGGGAGAACGGCCGTGAACCCCAAGCTCCGATACCACGTCATGCGACCGTCCAGGACACCTGGCCAGAAGTACGACCTGGTGGCCACAACAGACCGATTGTCCAAGGCATTCAAGTGGGTGGACACCTACGGACTCGGAGCCCGTGTGTTTGACACCAGGGCGTGGATGTTTGTCGGGAGGCCCAGGACGGAAGCCAAATGATCGATGAGCAAGGCCGATACCGCAAGCTACTCGCCATCGCGCTCGCGTCAGCAGGCCACTGCCCTGAGAGTAATGAATGCCCCGAGGGGTACTGCTGGGAGCATTGGGTACGAGCACTGGATGACGGGACTTCCAGCCTGCGGATACGTGAGGACCCCGGGAGGGGGTTGGACCTGGAGTTTACGAACGAGGATTGAAACCAGCCACGAGTACAAGAAAATGGAGGCGCGAGATGAAAGCCATCACCCTGTGGAGACCCTGGGACCAGACGTTCTTTCTGGAGGACGAGGCCCTACGCAAGACCGTCGAGAACCGATCGTGGGCTCCACCAAGGACCATCAGGGGGGAGCTGCTCGCCCTCCACGCTGGACTCAAGTGGGACCAGCGAGGGGCTGATGCCATCGAGCAGATCACAGGGATCACCTATCGCAAGGAGGACTCGGAACCCGGTGTGGCGGTGGGCGTCGTCCGTGTTGTGGGGTGGATAACCAGGGGTGGCCTGTTCGGGCTGACCTACAACTGGACCCACCCAGGAGACTACGAACCACTCATCTACGATGCTGCCCACTCACGCTGGTTTTTTGGCCCAAACGGCTGGGTCACCGCAGAACCTTACAGGCTACCCACCCCCGTCCCGTGCGAGGGCGCTCAGGGGCTCTGGGAGCTACCACCGGACGTGGACGCTGAGGTCCAGCGGCAGATGAGGGAGGCGAGGGGATTATGACCACCCGCATCACAGACGACGAGTTGAACCGGGCCGAGCGGCTGGCGAGGGACGTGGGGTCCGTCCGCGTCTACAGCACCGAGTTCGACGACTTCTGGGACCCGGCCTTCGCCCTCCGCATGGTCGAGGAGGTGCGGCGGTCGCGGGTGGTCGAGTCGACCGTGGCCCTGGTGCACGGTGGCGGATATCCGAACAGAACAGATCGGGACCGACTCAATCTGGCAAACCAACGGATGGACGAACTACGCCGCACGGCGGAAAGGAACGACCGATGAAGACCAACACGAGCCAATCGATCCGACAGCTAATCCGCCCCAAGGCGCCCCCGAAGCGTCAGAGCTTCCCACACCACGTGCCGTTCGGGCGCTGGCTGGGAGCACTCAGGTCTTGGATTCTGAATGTCCACAAGGGGACCGATAGCAGCCAGTACCTGGAGGACAAGGCCGACTCCTTCGTCATGCGCGTCTGTAAGCGTCGGCGCAGTAACGACATCCGCAAGAGAGGTATCCAGCGCGCAGCAGTTCGTAGGCGTCAGACCAAGCGCAGGCGTCAGCGACAGACAGGGAAGGGGTTGGTGCGATGACATCGAGAAAAGGAATTGTAGACGACCCCATGACCGCCCTGGACGTACCCCTGGACAGGGTGTGGTCGTACCAGCTCGGTAGCAATGGATTTGCAGCTTACATCCGTGCAAGCGACGGGCTCAAGTTGACGATTAGTCCAACAGGCAAAGATGTCCAGGTGGAGATATGGAACAGCGGGTCCATCGTCCACTGCTTCCTATGCGCCCCCAACTTCAGTGTGTCCAGGTACCTCAAGGTGGCCATGGGGGCGATTGTTGTACTGGAGGCCCCCTACGGGGATTGGGGGGATGAGGACGATCTGGAGGTCGCGGTCAAGCGGTTCAAGGAGACGGGGAGTGACGAGGACTGGCAGATAATCGCCAGGGCGATGGCCGACTCGGCTATCGGGGATGGGGGAGACGACCCATGGACGCCGCCACCCGGTGACGGGCTCGTCATGAGCATCGAGATGGCCGACTCGGCTATCGGGAAGGGGGGCGACGATGACTGATACCCGGGTTACACGAAAGATGTACGAGACGGACGAGCAGCTTCGTCACCGCATACATCTACTGATGGCCAACTCTGGGACCGTAGCGAGGTTCAAGGGAGAGCTATTGGGGTATGTCAACTCGGAAGATGTGCTTGTCTCCATGCTTGATCTCGGCCAGTTATCTGTTGTCGTATCTGTGCGCGACATCAGTATGGAGGAGGCCTTTGAAGAGCTACAACGCCTCATTGAGATCAAGAGACCGAACGCCTGCCAGGTAATACTCACCGTCAAGGAGGACTTCGGGCATTGCTCCTGGAACCTAGCTGGCGCTGGTGAGACCTTTGCTGGGGATGGGGGCGACGATGAATAAGCGTGAGGCTAAACGTCGGGCTTGTCGGCTAGCAGCTGCCATTCTGAACCGGGGCGGTGATTGGCCGAGTGCGATTTACGAAGACGAGGACGGTAACGACTCAACAGATGCCGACATCGAGCGCATGGGAGCAGCGTGGAAGGCCCTCGTGGCTGAGATGTATAGGAGAGGTGGCGACGATGCTGAAGGATGACGGGTGGAGCAAGGGTCACAAAATGAGGCTCGTATTCGGAGAGCACCCAGATGACCGAAGCCATCCCATCGGTCCAGTACGCGCTGGGCTCGCCAAGGCATGTGACGCCATCGACCGCAGGGACGACCACATCGCCTACCTGGAAGGGGAGATCGTGGCTGTCCGTGACGCGCTCAAGGAGCTGCTGGTCCAGGTGGATACAGCAGAGCAGATCCAGGTGGTCATGCGGAAGCAGCTGTTGGGCTACACCGCCCACAAGCCCATCCCGAAGGAGGCGTGGGACACCCCCATGGACCAGGCCCAGGCCAACGAGGTTATCGAGGAGTTCAAGCGCCAGGTCGATCCAGCGACGTACCGCGACGATCTAGTCCCCATCAGGGATGTCAAAATCTCCATCGCTGGGGTCGAGATAACCAAGCCCAACGACTGCCCAGAATTCGACATCATCCCGCTCAGGATCATCGTGGGACACGGGGACGCACCCGAGTTCAGGTGCACGGCCAGGTTCAACCGTCAGGAGGACGGGAGCCTGCTGCTGGTGGACCCGGTGGTGCTGAGGGAGGGTGGAGGTACAAGACGATGACCGATAACCGAGAATTCGAGCTCCAGGACAAGGTGGCCGAGCGGGATGCTCGTATCGAGGTGCTGGAGGCTGAGGTCAAGGAGGCTCGCCGTGGATGCGACGTTCGAGACGAGTCGCTGATAAAGGCGCTGGACGAGAGGGACGCCGTGTTCAAGACCCTGGACTATGCGACGGCGCACGCAGGACGGCTCATGGAGGAGGTTGGCCAGTTGAAGGCGAGGTTATGTCAGCAGAGCGATACTCTCCGAAACATCGCTGAAAACGTCGAGGGCAATCTCGACATCCCTAAGTTCTACCGCCACGTCATAGTGACCAGGTGCCGCAGCGCAGCGGGGGACGACGGGGGCGATGTCCAAAATGGACATTTGGCTGGCCACGGTGGACACCACACCCCAGCAGAGCAGCCGGGTGTGGTGTGCGGGGAGTGTGCGCTGTGGGGCACGCCTGGCGTTGACGGGTACGGCACCTGCGGATGGGACCCCATAGGGCCGCCGTTCACGGCTCCCTGTGAGTGTCGATGGCCCGCCGAATTCCGCCCCCGAAAGGCCACGCCATGAGTGAGCGCAAGATATGCCCGGTGATGACGGCTGGAGTCTGGGCGTTCCCAGGACACAATTCGGGACCGCACTACTGCGACGGCTCCCGGTGCGCGTGGTGGGTAGCCGGCACTCCGTACACGGTGACATACGAGGACGGCGAAGCGGAGTACTACGATCCAGGCACCTGCGCCCGCAACCCCAGCGGCGAGCCGTACCCCGACCCGGCAGGGGAGGGGGAGTGATGAGCGTCTGCACAATGAGCGAGGACGAAATCATGGACGGCATCTGCATCTATGACGAGGCGCTAGAGCGAGCCATGGTCATCACAGAGAGGGCAGCCGATGACGGGCGCATGGTCTACACGCTTCCAGCGGGCGTCAAGCTGCAGCTGGTGGTCGAGATCGCCGCTGCTATTCGCAAGCCCTTGCTGCTTCCCCCCGCCCCCGAAGCGAGCGAAGCGGGGGAGCCCGGCGACGGCAAAACCTGCGGTGAGTGTGCGCTGTGGATTGGCAGGCCAAACGATGCACAGTGGGTCAATTACGGGACCAAGGTTTGCGTGTGGCCGTCCGCGATGTGCAGAGCGGCGAACCGATGCAGCAGCCCCGACCTGTTCCGCCCGCTGTCCGGGAGCAAGCCATGATGGTCCTCACCTGGCAATGGAAGCACCCAACGCGCAGGGGGGGCGAGGTCGTGGGAGACAAGAACACCCTGGACGGACTCATGGCCATCCTGGGGCAGCAACCAGGACTCGCGTTCATCCGGCTCTGCTACCTTGGAGGCATCGTGTTCAGGGAACGGGACTTTCAGAAGCGCGACGAGGAGGAGGGCAAGTTCTGATGGAGGACCACCGCAGGCTCGACCAGACCCCCCCCACTCGCACCGCGCTCACCATCCCTGCACCCATTTGACTGCACCCATTCGCTAACCCCTCGCGTGTACTACTGTTTTTGGATTTCATAGGTGCACTTGGTGTAACGGTGGAGCGTTACAACCTGCACCCATTTGCACCCAAAAAACGCCAAATGGGTGCACTCGTGGCCCCAGGCTGGCAAACTGCACCCATGGAGGCGCACCCATGATGGCCAAGCGTGGTGAGGTTTTGAAGTGGATGGAGGAGTACAGCAAGGGGTACAGCCAAGCCGCGCAATACTTCGGGATTTCAGCGAACACGGTCAAGAGCTGGGTCAGGCGAGACCGCATCAGGACTCATGGACTCATGGCCGGACAAGGGTTTCGCAACAGGCCCAGGATGGCCCCCAAGAAGACCAATGGAGGTTCCAAGGGCAACGGGTCGCAACACGTCAAGGACGAGGGCACAGAGCCCCTCGCCAAAGGTCTACCAGCTGGTGGTAACGGTGGTCCTCCTGCCACCCCCCTCAAGCCATCGTCGCCTCCAGCTGGTAGCAATGGGGGTTCAGGGGGTAATGGGAATCGCGCGGGAGGGAACGGCCCAGAGCCACCTACCCCACCTACCCCACCTACCCCCCCGGCACCGACGGTCAAGCCCAGCGTTGATGCCATTGGCAATCCACTGGAGCACTACGGGCTAACCAAATTCAACGAACAGACCAGGGCGGTGGCTCTTCAGGTGATCCGCCTGGGAGGGACAAGGGCGTACGCCGCGAGGGCCGCACGGGTGGCCCTGGGGACGTTTGACGGATGGCTGCGACGAGGTAGGAGCGTCAGGACCCGGCTCCAACGTATCCACGACGCAGGGAGACCGCTGCCGCACATAGACGATACGGACTCTACGTTTCTCGGGTTTCTGGCCGACTACGAGCACGCCGAGGCTCAGGCGGTCCAGCTATGCCTGGCATCGGTGTTGAAGCAGATCAAGGGCAACGACGAGAAGGGGCCAGACGGTCGCCTGGGGCTCGCCTTCCTCAAGGCCCGCTGGGGCTCCGAGTTCGTGGACCGGATGGACGTGAGCGTGACCCAGGACGGCACGGTGGACCACCGATTCAGCTTCGACTTCAGTAGAGATACGCCCGAGCAGTTGGCCGAGAAGCGCCGTCAGGTGGAGGAGCTTAAAAAGCTAAAGAAGCTGGAGGCCAAGGGCATGATCATCAACGCGCGTACCCAACCGCACGACGACGAGGAGTAGCGTGCCTCCAGCAGCAGACCACCACACGCCCGTGGTGATGGACCTCCCGACAGACGCAGAGCTACGCAAGATGGAGCAGGCGCTGGACGCTGAGGAGGCTCTGAGGAGTGTGGCCGAGGATCGCGCCTTGTCCTTGGCCAGCTTTTGCAAGGGTGCCTGGCACGTGCTGGAGCCCTCCCGCCGCCTGCTGTGGAACTGGCATCACGACGAGATCTGCTCGGTACTGGAGCAAATCACCGCGGGAACCCTACCCGAGCGCCAGGTGGTGATCTGCGTTGGCCCTCGCTCGCTCAAAACGATGATCGTGTCGGTGTTCTGGCCAGCGTGGGAGTGGTTGGGCAAGCCCCATGAAAAGACGGTGTTCCTGAGCGTCAACGAGAAGATGGCCAAGGGGTCGTCCGGCAAGACCAGGGACCTTGTGGTGTCCGGTTGGTACCGGGAGCTGCTGGCCCGCTACCTCGCGTCCCGTGGGCACGACCCTGCGACCGCCTGGACCATCTCACCAAGCCAGCGAGCCAAGATTCATTTCAGTAACACCGTCCGCGGTGAGCGCTTCTGCCTGTCCATCGGCGCGACCATCATCGGCCAGGGCGCGGACAAGGCGGTCGTGGACGACCCTGTGGACGCCCAGGACGTCATCTTCGGGGACCCAACACGCATCGCTGAGAGGATGGCTGAGTCCATCGAGTGGTACGACGGTGTGCTGTCCACGCGCCTGGACGACCCCAAGACGAGCTACAGGCTAGTCATCATGCAGCGGCTCCACCCGGACGACCTGGCCGGGACGCTGATGAAGCGCCCAGGAGTCCACTCGTTGGTGTTCCCCACGGAGTTCGACCCAGACATCGCAGACCCTCACGACCACCGAACGGTACGAGGCGAGTTGCTCCACGAGGAGCGCATGGACGCCGAGGCTATAGCTAACGCCCGGGCTTCCCTCAAACGGCACTACGAGTCGCAGCATGGGCAGCGTCCACGGGCGTTTGAGGGCAAGCTGTTCCGTCCTATATGGTTTACCCAGCGGTACTCAACCCCACCCTGGAGGATGCAGTTTGACGAGGTGGGCATGACGATCGACGCCTCGTTCCGCAAGAGCGCCACCGCGGCAGACTCAGCCGTGGAGGTCTGGGGCCGCAGGCTCATCGACAAGTACGTGCTGGACGTGTGGGCCGACCGCTGCGAGTACATCGAGCTGGAGCGCAGGGTCCTGGGCATGGTTAAGCGGTGGCCCCGCATCAACATCGTGCTGGTCGAGGGGCGGGCCAACGGGGACGCTCTGATCTCCCGTTTGCGCTCTGTGGGGGTCCCCAGCGTGATCCTCTACGACCCCCATGCAAGCAAGACGGAACGCGCTCAGATTGCGAGCGTGCCCGCATACGAGGCGGGGGAGATCTGGCTACCAGAGGACGGGCTCGTGGATTGGGATGTCCAGGGATTCGTTGACCAGCACGTGGACTGGACGGGCAGTTCGAAGCAAAAGTGTGACATCATCGACGCGGAATCCCAGCTGATGATCCGGTGGGCCGAGCAAGCGAACAGCGGTGCAGCCGAGCGCGTCCGGCGTCAGGCCGAGACGATGGCAAACCTGTAAGGCTTGGGCACAAATGCCCGAGGGTGATACCTTCCTGCGAGGAGCGTGACGCATGGACAAGCCGACTGACTGGACGACCAAGGACCTGGAGCGGTACGAACTGGCGGTAGAGAACGCCCTGCTACTGGCCGAGCGTACAGACTCCATCGTCAACGAGCTGACCGGGCTCGGGACGACGGCGGACAAGGGGCGTGCTGGGCGTCCTGACACGACCCAGGACTGGATGGACCCGGACGAACTGGAGGCCTTGTACGAGCACAACGGCATGGCTCGTCGGCTCATCGACATCATCCCCGACGAGTGCATCAGACGCGGGTGGAAGATTACGGACCCGGGCGGTGACTCGGACCTGTTCAACCATGAGGAACGGCGTCTGGGCCTGGTCAAGAAGGTGGCAGACGGGATGCGCTGGGGTCGCCTGTACGGCGGTGCCGTCATCCTGATGGTCGTGGAGGACGGGGAGGACGACTGGTCCAAGCCCATGCGGCTGGAGAAGGTCAAGCGGCTCCAGAACCTCGTGGTATTCGATTACAACGAGTGCTCCGTCATCAACTACGAGAGCAACATCCACAACCCCAATTACCGCGCTGCGAGCATGTGGCAGTTGACGCCCACTGAGGGGTACTGGAACGACACGGGTGGGGCTGATTGGGAGGCTGACCAGAAGCGGCGTCAGGAGGAGACCATCAGTGCTGGCTGGGGCGGGAAGTTGTCCAACGTCCACCACTCGCGCGTACTGTACTTCCCCGGTGGGCTGCTACCACCGTCCCGTAGGTTCGAGCGTGGGGGCTTCGACCTCCCGATCATGGAGTACATATTCGAAGCGGTGCGGGACCTCACCAGCGTGGTCCAGGGGGCGTCCACGGTCGCCCAGGAGCTACGCCGTACTATCCTCAAGATCGACGGGTTCGGGGCCAGCCAGGTGGGCGACCAGTCGGACCTCGTGCGCTCTCGTATCCGTGCGATTCAGATGGGCATGAGCGTGCTGAATTGGGCCGTCGTCGGGGACGGGGACGAGATCGAGCAGCAGACGGCAGACGTCAGAGGTTTCAATGACCTGTCCGACCTCATGTGGCAGATGCTTGCTGGCGTGACGGGGATGTCCATCACCAGGTTGCGCGGCGATGCTCCAGGCGGGCTCTCGACGGACGACAAGAGCGGTCGCGCCAACTGGACCGACGTCATCGCAGCTATCCAACAGCACTACCTCCTGGACATCCTGCTGCGCCTGTACTCGGTGATGTACGCCGCGGACGAGGGACCAACCAAGGGCAAGATGCCTGAGTGGTGGGATATCGAGTTTTTGCCCCTGGCCGAGCCTACGACCGCCGAGACTGCCGCCGAGCGCAAGGTGCGGGCTGAGACCGACGCGATCTATATCCAGGCTGGCGTGCTGTCCGCCGAGCAGGTAGCCAGCTCCAGGTTCGGTGAGAACGGGTATCAGGACGATATTCAACCCATCGACCATGACGATTTCAACGGCCCCAACCAGATCGTCATGGCCCAGGAACAGGAGCGGGCTGACGCGAAGTACACCAGCAGCGTGTACGCCGTGCCCGTGGCCGCGAGGGGTCGGGCTCAGTTCGTGCTGGCCTCCCTCAAGAGTGGCAAGCTCGCTCCCGAGGGGTTGTCTGCTGACGACCAGGCCGCAGCCGAGCACCTGGTCGCCGCGCCGTACCTGACGAGGGAGTACGTGCTGGGGCTGAATATCTGGTTCGAGGACAACCCATCGTTTCCCCAGACCGTCAGTGCGTGGGAGGTCAAGCCCGATGTGGTCGCCTTCTACGCTCGCGGTGGACAGGCGATGGCCGCTCGCTCCAAGAGTGTCGCCCAGGCCCAGGCGTTCACCATTCCACCGGACAGCGACGTTACCCCGGACAACGAGGCTCTGGCTGGCGAAGAAGACGGACCAGCTGGAGGGTAGCCATTGCCCGCCCCACTGCCCAAAACAGCGTTCGGGCTGGTCTACCCAGCAGCTATCGAGGCTCGGTACTGGAGGATGCTCCGTGCTCACGTCCTGGAGGTCCAGAGACTTTACCTGGAGGCACTGGAACGCGGGCTCAAGGGGGTAGGTGGATCAATCGACGCACGAGCTGAGAGGGGCGATTCAGCGACCTCGGACGCCAGCCAGCTGCTGCGGGTAATGGAGGAGGTCCAGATACCCGCGATGAGCCCGGCAGAGCTGATGGCGATCTCGTCCAGCGTGGACCGTCATGTGGCTGGGGAGCTGATGCGGACGGTCGGACGCTCGCTGGAGATGGCTCCGTGGAGAGCTAACCAGGTGGGCATGTACCAGGGCTGGGCTGGGGCCAACGCCTCGCTCGTCACGAACATGGACCTGGACATGACCAACGGTATCCGGGACCGGGTGATGACGGCTGTCCACGAGGGCAAGAGCACGCGGCAGCTGGCCAAGGAGATCCAGGTCCAGACCAAGGTGTCGTCGTCCCGTGCCAGGCTCATCGCTCGCGACCAGGTGGGCAAGATGACGGGGGCTGTCCAAGAGGTCCGCCAGCGTAGCCTGGGTATCACTGAGTACATCTGGCGGTCGTCTATTGACGATAGGACGAGGGACGGTACGACGGGTCCAGCTGACCATGTGAGCCTGAACGGCACGACGCAAAAGTGGTCTGACCCGCCGTTCGACGGCAACGAGAACGTCCACCCCGGCTGGGCCATCAACTGCCGGTGCACAGCCGAGTCCATCATCCCATCCATCGAGGAGGCCGCTGCGATGGGTGGGGCGACTGAACCCCCGACCATCGGGCCTGACATGGCGTACCAGTGGCAGAAGCGATTTGACCCAGCAGCCTGACGCCCGTCGCAGTAATGGTCCACCCGCAAAAAAGCCCCGACTCCAGGCGGCAGAGCCGAGGCTAGTTTTTGGTTGCGCGGGCAGGGTTCGAACCTGCGACCTTCGGCTTATGAGGCCGACGAGCTACCACTGCTCCACCGCACGTCCAGCTCTGGAACCCTACCTGTCAAACTCCCGCAGCGTCAACTTCGCTGGAATCACCATGTCGTTGGCGGTGACCACCTTCATCATTTCCAGGAGCGCACGACGCTTGCTGGAGTAGACCGCTGGCACCCCGTTGATTTCGACGTGGGTAGGGCGCATATACCTCCCCGGGGTCGAGGTCGGAGTGACGGACACGACCGCCCATCGGTACTTGGTGGACCCGTTCATGATCTCAGCGATACCGTAGGTCACGCTCTTGTCTTCGGCATTCAGCATGTTAGTCGTTCCTCCCGTGCACCTCGGCTGCAATTCGCACAGTCTCCTTCAGGAATTTCACGTCATCTGGCCAAGGTGGTCGCTTGTTACCGCTGGCCATGGCGAGGGCCATTTCTATCAACTCGGGAGCCTTGTGGAGACCCCGCAGGAGGTCCACCGTCAGCCTTCCAGGCATGAGTACCGCGATGCGTTCTCCGTACCGTGTGATGGTGATCGGAGCGCCTGTTTCGTTGGCCGCTTCGACTAGCTTTTTGAAATCCCGCCTCGCCCGTTCGATGCCATATCTTCTCACGTGGATGCGCCTCCACGGGCAGCGTATCACAGGTCGGATCGTCTTGTGAGGTTTCGTAGATCCAACATTGACGGTCATGCCTGACGGCAGGTTCCCTAAAGAATACGACGACAACCGAGAGGCCAGATGCCCTATCCGAACCAGCACGCTGTCCGCTACCGAGCCCCAGGGGCGTTCCAGGCGGGCTCGTACATGACTCTGACCGAGAACATGGCTCCTGGTGTGTCCATGATCGTCGGCAAGCTGAAGGACGGTGGAGCAAGCGCAACCCAGGCTGTGAGGTTCTCCACGGACAAGTGGACCATCGCCCAGGTCCGCGAGTGGGTGGCCAAGCACGAGGAGACCGAGGGCAAGCCCATCCTGGTGGAGCCTGCTTCCGACGACGGCCAGGACGACCAACGGGGCGACCAACTGCTGGAGGAGGAGCGGTTCGACCGCGGCACTCTGAGCAAGGTCGAGCGCACCCGCGAGGGGTTTATCAAGGCACAGGCGCGATGGGCCAAGGCAGGCATCCTGCGGTACCCCAACGCTGATGGCAGCATCCGTCGTGAGCTGGTGGAGCCTGGGCTACTCGCTGACCAGGCATCGCTGGATAGCTACACGAACAAGCCCGTTACGCTGGGTCACCCGCAAGAAGGTGGACGCCTCATACTACTCACCCCGGAGAACGTCCGACGCTGGACCAGGGGCTCTGTGGGCGACGACGTGACGTTCGACGGGCAGTATCAGTGCGGGAAGCTGACCATCACGGACGGCGAGACCATCCGGGCCATTGAGTCTGGTGTCCGCGAGCTGTCCCCCGGATACAAGGTCTCCATCGACCCGACCCCTGGAACCCATCCGATTTTCGGTCCCTACGACGCCCGCCAGGTGAGGCGCGAGGGCAACCACATAGCGATAACCCCGGCCGCACGCGGCGGTTCGGATTTACAACTGAGAGCCGATTCAAGATTCGCTCTCGACACCACTGGAGGCATCATGGATCCCGAGCTGATGAAGGCTCTCATTGCCCTGGGGGTTACCTCGGAACGGCTGGTGAAGCACGCGGACAAGCTGGAGCAATTCCAGCTGCGTGGTGACGCAGCCGACGAGGGTCCCTGGAAAGCCAAGTACGACAAGATGAAGGAGGAGTTCGACGCCCTCAAGGCCGACATGGACAAGCAGAAAGGCGAGTTCGACGCGCTTCAGGCGAAGTGCGATGCCTTCGAGCTGAAGGCCAAGGACGATCCCGAGGCGGACAAGGACAAGGGCGACAAGCGGGGTGACTCGTTGGAAGCCCGCATCCAGGCACACAAGGACTGGAACCTTGCCCGCGAGCTGGCCAAGAAGCACGGCATCAAGGACACCCGTGCGGACTCCATGGACGTGAGCGAGTTGAAGCGGGAGATCGTCAAGGCCGTCAAGACGGACCTCCCCGCCGACGCAACGCCCGAGTACGTCAATGCGTACTACGATTTCCTCAGAACCAACGGCTCCTCGCGCGCCGATGAGCGTGAGGTTCCCGTGCTGGTCCCCCCGGCCAAGCGCCGCAACAAGGGTTCCGATGACACCCGCCACGACGCTGGTGACATCTGGGGCCAGTCCATCGACGATGCCTTTGCCAAGGCCGGAGGTGAATGACCATGACGATTTCGCTCAATGCTGCTGATGTCCGCACTCGGATCCGTCAGGGGAAAATCGGCCTTTGCGCCAATGAGTCCTTGGCCAACCGGAGTGTGACCCTCATCAACACGGACCCGCAGGCTGCCAAGGTGGATACCATCACGGTGACCGGCGCGACCAACAACAAGGCTTACGTCGAGACCATCGACGGCGTGGACGTGACCTACACGTCGGACGCCACCGCGACCATCGCGGAGATCGCCAACGGCCTGGCCGCAGCCATCAACGACAACCCGCTCGTGCGCGGGAAGTGCACCGCGGTGAGCGATGGAGCGACCATCGTGACCGTAACCGGCAACTGGCCCGGGATCACCTACACGATCACCGACGCCGACGCTCAGCTGACGACTGCCGCCGTGACCGCGGCTGCGAGTGCCGATGCGGTTCCGTTCGGTACCCTGATGGTCAATCCGACCGGGTACGAGACCGACGAGGCGAACGAGTACGGAGTCCGCGCCAAGAGCACGGCCTTCACCGCTCAGGTGGTCACGGTGACCCCGGTTTACGCTGTGAACACCGACTCCATCATCCGGATTCGTGACATGCATACCGGACAGGTCATTGCCGAGACCGTCATGCGGCACGACACCAACATCGGTGACCTCATCACGGAGATCGTGACGGACCTGAACACCACGTTGCCCGCTGCCAGCGTGCTCGCGGCAGACGTCGGAGGCACCGCCCTCACCCTGACCGCCGAGGTGGCTGGTCTGGAGTTCGACGTGGAGGTCGGTGTCGGTGAGGGTGCAGCCGCTGCTCCTTCGACCATCGCCAAGGTCTACACGACCGGGCCGAGCATCGCGACGTCCGTCCTGCGGGCTGCTCGCGGTGTTTCCCTGTTCAGCGAGAACGACGAGGCCGTGACGGTGGAAGGCACCGATGCCTCCTACGCCGCCAACGTTGGCGTGCGCTCTCTGCTGGAAGGTCTGGTCTGGGTCGAGTCCAGCCAGGTCATCACCGCTGGCACTCAGGTCTATGTCGAGATGTCAGCCGCAAGCGCCGACCGCGGCAAATTCTACAACACCGACAGCGCGACCCGCCTGGCCCTCCCCCGTGAGAAGGCTGTTTGGGAACGTGACGCCGAGAGCGGCAGCGGCAGCATCGCCATGCTGCGCGTCAACTTCTGAGGAGGAGGACTACGATGGAATTCACTGACGTGACCTACATTCCGCTGGAGGGCGGCAAGGCTCAGTCCCTCCCCGACGAGCTGTCATCGCAGATCGTCTCCACCGTGCGTAATGGCCAGATGGGTGGCGGCGTGCGTGGCGACTCGATGCTCGGCTACACGTGCGAGTCCGACGCTCGCCATATCGCCGTCATGCTGGAGCGTGACGGACGCAAGCCCGAGGATTTCAGCATCCGTGGTGACGGCGCAGAATACGCGCTGGGTATCCGCGGTGACGCTGCCCCCGCCTATGGTGCCCTGGCCATGGCTCGGCAGCTGGAGTTCATCTACAAGGAAGTGCTCACCGAGCCCATCCCGCCCCGGAACGGCATGAGCATGTTCCGGCGTGACACGACCGTCCCCGCAGGAGCCCGCAGCCACACGGTGCGGCGGTTCATGCAGGAGGGTGAGGCGAAGATCTACAGGGGCACGTCCGACGACGTTCCCACGGTCTCCGTCAGCCAGGACGAGGAGCGGTTCCCGGTGCGTCACATCGTGACGTCATTCCGCAGCGAGCTGTTCCAGTCCCAGTCCAGTGCGTATGCGAACATCCCCGAGCAGCGGCTCAAGATGCGCGCGGCCCGCCTGGTCATCGAGCAGTACATGAACCGGCTCATCTGGACCGGCTCGACCGTGCACAACCTGTACGGTGCGCTGAACTACCCCTACGGCCAGGTGCGCGTGCCCATGGTGACGATCAACGGAGACAGCTCCCCGACCGACATCATCAACACGATCAACGACGTGCTGGACTTCCCCGAGGAGGAGTCTGACCAGGCGTTCGCCCCCAACCGCGTGAGCATGGGTACGGATGTCTACAACTACTTGGCCAAGACCCGCATCGGGTCGGTCAACGACACGACCATCCTGCAGTTCCTGAAGACCGCTCACCCCGAGATCAAGGTGTGGGCCAAGGCGAACGAGCTGCGGCAGTCAGGTCCGTCGAGCACGTCGGGCTTCCTGGCCTATGACGACTCGCCGCTGGGCATCACCTACGTGGTGCCGCAGGGGATCACTCCTCTGCCCTTGCAGCTGTCTGGGTTCGCCCAGGTGCGCTACGTCTACGCCTCGTACGGCGGCGTGGTCCAGCGCAATTCCGGTTCCAACATCCTCGCCTGGTTCGACGCCAGCTGAGGGTGATTTCGTGGCTGGCGCTGGGGGGAGTCGTAGAGTGCGTCTCCAACGGCTCTCCCCGGCACCATGCTTTTACTGACCTACCTACCCTGGAGACGCGAGGAACAGCAGATGCCAGCCACAAAAGCTACCCCCAAGAAATTCGAGTTCAAGGCTCCTGTGGGCGTCAAAGCCTATCGGGTGCGAAACACCAAGAAGCAATCCTATTCCTTCATCACCGTGGTGGACGGCGAGGCGTGTGAAATGCACATCGCCAGCCGGATGGACATGGACGAGAACGGCAACCCCAAGCGCAACGACGGCCGAACAGCCGAGCCCGAGTACACGCTGGAGCAGTACGCTGCCCTGATGGAGCTCAAAGCGTTCAGGGGGCTCGTCGCTGACGGGACCTTTGCCGAGTACCCCGTGGGCGGAACGGCCTGACCGATGGCGTTCACTACCCTCCAGATATTCCGCATCGTCGCCAGCGAGTTCAGTGCAACTGCTGACGCCGACGTGGAGAACTGGATCGAGCTGGCTGCGTCCCGCCACAGTGGGTCGCAGTTTGGCTCGAACTACGAGCAGGCGATGGCGTACTACACCGCCCACATGATGACGATCCAGGCCCGCGCTGCGGCGTCCCCTGCGTCCGCTGGAGGGGGTGGGGCTCCCGTAGGTGGGGTAACTAGCCAGAAGGCTGGGGATATCTCTGTGGGCTATGGTGGGGCCGCTGCGGGTGGTAGTACATCCGTCGCCTGGGACCGCGTGGACGCGAGCCTGACGCAGACCGGATATGGCCTGGAGTACCTGACGATCCGCGGTACCCGCGCGGTCGTGTTCCCGTATATGTCCGAAGCCGGGGGGACCTCTTGATGCCCCCCTCCGTTGAAGACATCGACATGGGCTACAAGAAGTTTATGGCGACGATGGCCGACATGGCTGGCGAGGTGGGCGTGGACGTCGGGATTCTTCAAAAAGACGGGTCACAAAACTATGATAAGGGTGATGCTACGCTGGCCCAGGTGGCGACCTACAACGAGTTCGGTTCCAAGGACGGTAAGCACCCACCAGAGCGGTCGTTCCTGCGGAGCACAGCTGACACCAACCGCACGAAGTACGCCGACCGGATCCAGAAATCCGTGGAAGCAGCGGTGGATGGCAAGCTGCACATCGAACGGGGCCTGGGGCTCGTAGGCGAGATGGCGAAGAACGACGTGGTGCGGACCATCGACACGCTCAAGGACCCCAAGAACGCCGACTCCACCGTTGCCCGCAAGGGGGCAAACAACCCGCTGGTGGATACCGGACGGCTGAAGCGGTCCATCGCCTACGAGGTCACGAAAGGGGGGAGCAAATGACAGATCCAGCGAAAACTCTTTATGAGGTCACTCTCCCTGCTTGCTGTCGCCTCTCGGATGACGCTCAACTGGCTGAGACCCTCTATTGCTGTTTCAACTGGTGGCGGGATGTAAGGGCCATTGCAGCCGATCCAGCGTGGACCCCCTGCCTCACGTGGGAAGAGCTAGATCCAGATGTAGCCGAACAGTGGGAGCGACGTGCTGATCTCATTCTTGAGTTGAGGGAGATCAAATGACGTCAGACGAATACCGCGTCGAGGTCTCATTCCCTCTGTGCTGTATCCCCACGGACGGTGCGAGTATCGCTGAGATCCTGTACTGCACGTACAACCGGGGCGGCGACCACCGGACGGCTGGGCTCAACTTCGCTGGCGACCCGTGCCCCATCTGGGCTGAGCTACCCTCCAACGTGCGGGCGAAGTGGGTTGCTGTAGCGATGGCTGTCACCGCGTGCAAGGGGGTCGGATGACCATTACCGACATCCTGGCAAACACGCCACACGACAATGCCTCCGTAAAGTGCCCGCGCTGCGGGTACAAATGGGAAGCCGTCTATCCGTCAGAGGGTACGGTGTCCCTCGATTGTCCGGAGTGCCACCACAACGAGCCGCTGCTGGCCCTGTTCGTGAGGGGACAACTCGGGTTTGACATGAGAACGCGGTGCTTAATTGCCGCATACAAGATGGCCGTCTGGGGGAAGTGTTAAGTGATCCTCGGTGCCCAGGACGTGACCTTGCATCGCTACGGTATCGGCTCCCGCGGGACTGACGGACGGTTCACGCGCGGTGCTGCTACGGTGTCCACGATTCAGGCGACGGTCCAGCCGATGAACGGCAAGGAGCTATCCACGCTCCCTGAAGGAGACCGCACGCGACGAGGGATCAAGCTGTACACGACCACCCAGCTGCTCACGGCTGACCAGGACGCCAAGCGGCTCTCAGACCGCATCATCTACCAGACGGAGACGTTCGAGGTCCGGCACGTGGACCAGCAGCCCAGGGTCATTCCTCACTACCGGGCGTATGCAGTACGGCTGGACGAGGCGACGACCTGATGGGCACCAAGGAAGACATCACCCAGGCTTTTCGGGCATTCGCCAAGGCGTACTCCATCAGCGGTACACCGCTCACCAATGAGCAGGTGATTCCAGCTGACGACGACGGCCCTCGACCAGCCTCCCCGTACCTGGTAGTCAACGTGCTCGTGAGCGACATTGCCATCGGGCGTGACGAACTGCTGGGCGACCTTGACGGGGTGACCGCAGCTCCCGAGTGGAAGCAGCGAGGACAGCGCCTGGCCACCGTGGAGATCCAAGGGTTCGGATCTGCAGCTGGGGACTGGTTGGGGCGGCTTGCGATGAGCCACCTGCTACCCGCAGCCGTGGCCATCTTCGACGCAGCGACCATCGACGTCAGCCCGATGGCGGGTGGAATACGTGACCTGAGTGCCATGCTGGATACGTCCATCGAGGACAGATCCATCATGGAGTGGGAGGTCACGTACGAGCTGACCACCGACAGCGCCGACGCCGAGGCCGGGGTGGAGCTGGAACACGTTGTCATAACGACTGTCCACGACGAGGGCGACCCAACCGAGTGGACGAGGATTGATACGATCGACCTGTAACGCGCACAGCGCGGGAGGATACGAACATGCCGTATGCAGCTGGAAACTTGAGTTTTGAACTATTCCTCGCGCCCATCCCAGCGACCCCGGCGAGCTTCACCGGGATGTTGCTGCTGGCTGACCAGGCCCTAGGCACGACCCTCGGTGGCGTGGACCGCTATCGCCAGTACAACGACTACGCCTCGATGGTCACTGATGCGGCGGTATTATCCGCTGCGGTACTCCAGGCTGGACAGGACTTCTTCGCCCAGCCAGGGAACAAAGCGTACCTGCTCGTCGGTCGTATTAACACGGGTGGCGCTGAGACCTATTCCACTGGCGCGGTGCTCGTGAAAGCGGCCATTGCCGCTGCCGGGGCGACCTATTGGGGAGTGTGCCTGGACAAGCGCACCACCGCCGAGATCCTGCTGGTCGCCGCCGACATGGCCACGGACGAGTACGGCATGTGCTTCATCCAGTCGGCTGACGCAACCTGGCTGACCGCAGGTTACCCAGCCGCCCTGACCGCCCTGGAGAACAACGAGCGGTGCTCAGTCTGCTACCACGACACGGACACCGAGTGGATGGATACCAGTTGGTTCGGTAACCGCTTGGCCTTTGATCCGGATGAGGCGTCCGCTGGATGGCCCGCTAGCCTGGCCAACGTCGCCAACAACGCCACTGACCCGACTGCTGCCCAGCAGGTGTTCCTGGAGGCCAACGAAGGCAACCTCGGTCTGGAGTGGGGCAACGCCACCTTCTGGGTCGGGAACGGCGTCAACTGTGCAGCCCGTCCCATCGACCACATCCTGTCCAGCGACTGGTTCATCGGCCGCAGCCGGGAACGGCTCGTCACGCTGGTGCAGTCGTACTCCGCACGCGGCCAGAAGATCACTATCGACACGCGCGGCCAGTCGGTCGTCGCTGGCGAGCTGGAAGCCCAGCTGAAGGTCGGGCTGGACGTGGGCCACTTCCTTGTCGAGTCCCCGGTGGACTCCGAGATCGTCAGTGCCATCGTGCCGCAAGCCATCACCGCGGCGGACATCACCGCTCTCCGGATGCGCTACTCCGTCACTCTGGTCCTGGCCACCGGAGCCGTGTCCTTCCCTGTCACCGTCTACGCCCAGGCATCATAAAGCCGGGTTGAGGAGTAAACCATGGGTCGAGCCAAGCATCACAATCTGGACGCCGTTATCGCGTCCCTGGGAGGCATCCTGCTCTCCGGGTACGGCGACTCCGACGCCCTGACCATCGAACCCAATTCAGACTCCGCGGACGTGTCCGTGGGGGCGGACGGGGAGACGGTCGTCAACGTGATCAATGACGACAACTACCTGCTGACGATCCACCTGATGGAGACCAGTGCGGCGGTGGTCCAACTGGACGTGCTGTACAAGGCGCAGCGGACCGCCATGCGGATTGGCCCATTGCTCCCACAGCCGTTCCGCATGTCGGACCCGATCTCCGGTGAGTCGGTCTCCACCGACCGCACGGTGTTCCTGCGGCCCCCTGACCGATCCAAGGGGAGCAAGTCGGGGATGCGGGAGTACAAGCTGCTGCTGTCCGCGCCGACGATCATTCCGCCCGCGCTGAACGTAGTGTAAACCCCGGGCGAGAGCCCGTAGACGAGGAGCTGTTCCATGCCACAGGAACAACATGAGTTCACCCTGGACGACGCCGACGACGCGCCGCACACCTATCTCATGCACGAGCTACCCCCCAAGGTGGGGATGCGCCTGTGCTTCCGGCTGTACGGGGCGCTATCCGCCCCCCTGACCCGTGTACTCGGGACAGCCGTGACGGAGCTGGAGGCGATGATGTCGGGGGCCAGTACCCTGAAGGACCTCCTGGACGACCCACGGGTCATTGCGAGGCTAACGGGGGCGCTCAAGGGCGTGGACTGGAGTGCCTTGGGTTCCGACGTGGGGGCTGTCCTACGTGACCCCAACCTGGCCGACGACTGCCGGGAGCTGCTGTCCACGACGTTCAGAGACGGTACCAGGCTGACTGCTGGCGGGTACGACCTGGCTTACCAGGGGAACTACATCGAGCACCACAGGGCTATCCTGGAGGCGGTGAAGTACAACCGTTTTTTTCCGGGGTTCTCTACCTCGCTGAGCGTGGCGACGTCGAACCAGTCGAAGGAATAACGCCAGCCGTCAGGATTGCCGTGCGCCGAGCTGCTCGGTACGGCGTCAGGGACGAGGAGATGTTCATGCTGCGACCAGCACGAGACGAACGACTCCCGGACGGTGTAGGTGACATCAAGAGCACCTGGTCCTGGGTAGACCTGCTGAACGCTCATGTATTCCTTGACGCCTTGGACGAGGCCCACCCACCGAAGACGAGGGATGACGACTGATGGCCGGTGAGACCACGATCCGCAGCTTGCTCGTCCGTCTCGGCGTAAAGACCGACGACAAGAAGCTCGCCAAATTCGACCAAAGTATCGATAAGGCCAAGCGGAATATGGCTATTGCTGGCACGGCTGCTGTTGGCCTTGTAGCTGGCATCGCTGCCATCGTGGTGAAGGCTGCTCAGTACGGCGACGCGATGGCGAAGAACGCCCGCATGACGAGCCACACGGTCACGGGTCTCCAGGAGATGGACTACGTGTTCCAGCGATCTGGCTCCACGCTGTCGGCGTACATTGCTGCCCAGCGCCGGTTCCCCAAGATGCTGCTGGACGCGAAGCGTGGCTTGTCTACGTCCACGGATACGCTCAAGGAATTGAATCTCAGTTACAAGGATTTGATCGATCTATCACCGGAGGACGCCTTCACGCGGGTAGCTGACGCTCTCAAGGGGGTAGACAACGACATGACCCGTGCTGCGCTTGCCCAGGAGGTGTTCGGGCGTGGTGGTATGGAGATCCTGAAGATCGTCAACGACCAAGAAAACAGCGTTGCGAGCTTGCGCGAGGAGGCGCGAGCCCTGGGCTACATCATGTCAGAGGAGACGGCCAAGGCGTCTGAAGAGATGGTGGACCGCCTGCTGGACCTCAAGATGATGGGCCTGGGCGTCCGCAATATGTTCGCGGACAGCTTGATCCCCAAGACCAATGAGTATCTGACGCTTGCTCGGGACTGGTACGTCGCCAACCGGAATCTCATCGAGCAGCGCGTGGACAAGATGGCTGAACGGATCGCTAACGGTATCGAGCGAGTCGCGAAATTCGGGCGCAAACTGGATGAGGTTGCTCAGTCTTTTGGTGGTTGGAAAAAGGTACTGACGCCAATCGTTACCGCGGTCGGAGTGTTGGCAACAGCGCAATTCGTGGCTCCTCTTATAACTGCCGCTGGGTCGATGGCTTCCATGGCTGCTGCTGCTGGGGTTGCGTCGATTGCTGTAGGAGCGACCCTGGTTGGTGGTTTGATCGTGGTCCTCGCTCTCATTGTGGAGATCGCTCTCGTTATGGACGATTTCAACATCGCACTCCAGGGTGGGGATGCGATGCTGACCGATACCGTTCAGACGTGGCTGTCGTACCGGGACGCGCTTATGGAGAGCCATGGTCTGCTGGGAGCATCCTTGCTTGCCATGGCTGAGATGAATCCATGGGCGGCGAAGATTCGCGACTCGTGGTTCAGCATAGAAAAGTATTTGGGTGGCAGCTGGGGCTACATCAAGAAGATGGTCGGAGTAGCCAACAAGATTTCTCCATACCTGGAACTGGTATCACCCGTCGCGTACCTCCAGGGGACCACGCAGAGGGCAGCACGGTCTATGGGAGAAGGATTGGCTGGGAAGGCGGTCTCAGGTTCCAAGGGGGCGGCCCCCGAGCTGTACGGTGGCAAGCGTGTAAGCGTGGCTGGAACGACCGTCAACATCTACGGCGTGGAGGGTGCGGCCGAAGCACGGAATGTCATCACTCGGGAGATCAACCTGAAGCAGCGCCAGGCGGCAGCAGCGCTGTCTGGGAGTGAGTACTGATGGCTGGGCACATCACTCTCATCAACCCCACCCTGGGCTCGCTGGTATTCGACGGCGTGGTGCGCGTGGGGTTCGAGGAGTCCGCTCGCGTGACCCAACATCCTATCGAGGACGGGACAACTATCACCGACCACGTTCAGGCCGAGCCGTTACCAATCATCATCGAGGGGGCTGTGAGCCAGTCCCCGTGGCCCGACTCCCCAAATGCCCTATCGCTGAACCCATCTATTGATGCGGTCAGCTGGTTGCGTAGCTCGATTGGGGTTCTCCTGACGGTGGTCTCCCTGCGTGACGGCACGTTTACCAACATGGCGATCCAGCGGTTTTCGCACGAGACAACCAAGGTGACGGGAAAGCGCTTCTCGGTGGAGTTAATCCAGATCATCATCGCAGCGACGGGCGTGACGATCATTCCGCCGAGCGCCCCAAGCTCGTTTCAAGCTGGTGAGGACGTGGGCTCGCAGGCGATGACCGAGGTGGGTGTTGACGAGTCATCCCAGGCTGGACAAGCGCAATCTATTATTCAGGCGATAAAGGGGTTGATGAGCTAATGGCGTTCATCTTGACCACGTTCCCCCAGCTACCAGACACCACCCAGACGGTGACGGTCGGGGAACAGCAGTACGCCATCCGGCTTTACTGGCGAGAGCGGCTCCAGGGCTGGTACATGAGCATCTGGCTGGCTGACGGGACTGCCGTGTTGCTCGGTCGTAGACTGTCGTCCGACTACGGCCCCATGATAGGGATCGTGCCGTTGAATCGGCCTGCTGGTGAGTTTCTGGTACAGGGGCCAAGCGGGTACAACCGGCTCGACCTCGGATCTCAAGAGGGGGCAGCTATGCTCCTGTGGTACTTTGGCGTGGAGGACTTCCCGGCGTCCACGTCTGACGATCTGGACATGACATACACCGTCCCGTAGGGGCGTAGGAGGATGCGATGACGAAAAAGGAAAAATCCGAGCAAACGTCTCTCACCAAGGACCCCGTGCTGGTTGCCCTGTCTGCCAAGTACGGGACCCCGGTGGCGTCCCTAGTGGAGATGGCCGAGTGCCTGACCACGGACCTGGCAGCAGAGATCCTGGTGCGTGTCGGTGGGGCTGGTGATGAGGGAGACCCACTCCCCGTTCGGCTGCTCGGCGTCCTGGAGCGGATCTCCAAGGACAGGGGTGGTCGAGTCCATCGGCTGAACACCTGCCGCAATGTCTGCGGTGACGACGGGCTGGCCTCGGCCATGCACTTCACCATCAAGCGCATGAGGCGCGAGCGCGGCGAGCAGCCGTACACCTGAGAGGTATCGTGTGGAGCTGTATGGCCGAACATCTGCCCTCCAGATCGGTGTTGCCGGATCCGCTGGCATCACGTCGTCAGGGCTGCGTATCCGGTTCCGCATCGAGTGCTCCCGCACGGCTGCGCCCAACAAGGCTGAGCTGACCATCTACAACTTGAGCAGGGCGAGTCGCACGCTGCTCCTGGTACCCACCGTCACCGTGCGATTCCTCGCTGGGTACACCGCCCCCTCGCTGCTGTTCGCCGGGAACCCGATCAAGGGCGGTATCGCCATCGAGCGCCAGGGGCCGGACACCGTTACGACGGTCTCAGCTCAGGACGGTGGCAACGCGCTGAAGAATACGCGGATCGAGCTGTCCTTCACGACGGCGACCAAGCTGTCCCAGGTGTACGCCGCGGTGCTGGCCCAGCTGGCAATCGCGCCTGGAGTGGTCCAGCTGGCCAACGACATCGAGCTATCATCCGGGTTCGCCTACGTGGGACCAGCTGGCCCGCTGCTCAACCGCCTGGCTCTGATGTCGGAGGGCGACTGGTGGGTATCAGACGAGACCCTGTACCTGATAGGTAATGGGCTCTCAGCTGGGACTCCCGCGGTCACGTTCAGTGCCACGGCACGCAGCCTCATCGGTGAGCCAACGGTCAGGGCAGACGGGCGAGTAGAGGCCCGGGGACTACTGTCTCCTACGCTTCGACCAGGCGGTCTGTTTACGATCCAGTCGTCCAAGACCAATGGAACCTACGTGGCCGAGGATGTTGTGTTCGTCGGGGATACAGGTGGCTGGGAGACCCCGTACTACACCGAGGCGGTGGGGAAGCCGCTGGCAGCATGAGCGACAACATCACATCGAACAACCCGAGCCTGGAGGACGTCATCGCTGAGGC